CTAATATTTTAGGGAGAAATCTTCCGAATGAATCGGAGTCCCTCGGCAATAGTAATTGCTGAAGTAATTGTGCCCTAAACATTGTAGGGTACATTGACGGGGATAATATCCTCGTCCATTGAGCCTCTTTACCTAGGAGCTCATACTTCCCACTTCTTTTGTAGGAATGGCGGTCAGTCTCTAACCGCACGTCTAAGATTAGACGAATACGTGGATAATCCACGTATGAGAGGGGATCGACTCCCCTCCTATACTCTACGCACAATGTGTGCGCGGGTTTTTGTGGCACTCTTGCCATTTCCTCGCAATAAAACATAAAGCGAGTACTGATGAAGGTATCATCATCAGATATGAGGAAATCTAATTTCCTTAACTCCTCAAGGTTATCCTTGAGGACTTCTTTGTCCCTTGATAAACGGACAAGATCATCTCCGACTATTGAGCCGGGATGTTTCTTCGGGTCATGTACCCGAAAGCAGTAATCCTGAGCTAACGTCAGGATACATTTGGTCATGGGGTCTCCCATGAACCATCCTCTCCTTTTAAAGAAGAGTTTCCCGTCACATATAACGTAACGGGTACCGCAGTATAATGTGCGGGCCAGGACAGCTAGTCCTGTAGGGAAGCCTATACAGGCTTGAGATCTGGCGATTAAATAATACCAGATTTGCCTAGCTACGCTAGGGTTTCCGTGGTCTGTCGCCTCGGAGAGGTCTGTGCTTAATGCATAGACTGGGGGGGTTAAATCCCCCCATTGACAAAAATCATTGTCTAGGTCCTCCTTCAAGAAGGACCATAGGTGCCTATCTGCACCTAATCCAGACTTTAAATGTCTGGCTTGTATGGATTTAGTCCATAGATGACCAAAATAATTCATTATGGTCTGGTAAGCAAAACTACTTACCGTAATTACCCGAGCCTTAGACGGCTCGGCTACTACATGTACCTTGACGGTACGTACATGTCGCGGATTATGAATCGCGACACCGATTGCCCAATCAAGCAAATCGTGAGGGGACCGGATTGGTCTCCCTTCCTTAAAGTCTTCTATGACTTCAAGTGTGTCCCAGTTATACTTCTGGAACAATACCCTCCTCCTCGTGAGGAGTTTTAGGTAGCCCACTTGGCC